CAGAAGCGGATGTAAAAAAACGAATAAAGGAAATATTAGGAAAATGACAGAATACGATCCACACGAAGCAATCAATTACATATACACACACGCACCAAAGTACGCAGAGGCTAAAGGGCAACTGGCACAGCTAGAAGCCTACAAGTCAAGCCTAAAGTCCATTATGATGAAGAAGTCTAATGAGCAAAGCCTTGGAGGTCAGGAGCGTGAAGCCTATTCAAGCCAAGAGTATCAAGACTTGTGCGTTGCAATTGGAGCAGCCACAGAGCAAGCAGAAACCCTAAAATGGCAGATTACAGCCGCTACAATGCGCTTTGATGCTTGGCGCACAGAACAGGCCAGCAACCGTAACTTAGAAAAGATGACACGATGATTAACCTAGCTGAAGAATTACTTATACTTAAATCACTTGTAAAAATGTACGAAACAGCACTTGCCCAAAACGACAAAGTGCTTATTATGGAAATTGCAGTAGATATTGCAGAATCAGCAGAAAAACTAGAACAACGCAGCGTAGACAATGCCAACAGCTAAATGCCCACAAAAGCCCAAAAAGAAACCTACCGAAAAATTGCTGAACTGGGATGCTCACTATGTAGGCATCTCGGCTCTGAGGGAACGCCAGCGGAACTCCATCACATTAGAAGAGGTGGTAGACGAAGCGATGCGCCTGTTATCCCCCTCTGCACCTATCATCACAGAGGATCAAATACCTCAATTCACGAAATGGGCCGCAAGCGATTTGAACGGGAATATGGCATATCTGAAGAGCAGCTACTTGAGCAAACCTTGGATTTAATCGGTGAATGATCCCTTTAAAATAATAGAACCAACCGTTATTAGCTTTAGCGGTGGTCGTACATCGGGTTATATGCTTTGGCGCATATTACAGTCAAATAACGGGTTACCTGAAGATGCTATTGTTACTTTTGCCAATACTGGCAAGGAAGAAGAAGCAACTTTAGAGTTTGTACGAGATTGCCAAGCTAACTGGAATGTGCCAATTACATGGCTTGAATATACTTTTGATGACCCAAAATGGAAGTTAATTGATTTTGATACAGCCAGCCGCAATGGTGAGCCATTTGAAGCGTTAATTACTAAAAAAAGCTATTTACCTAACCCAGTCACACGGTTTTGCACGGCAGAACTGAAAATACGCACAATTCACAGGTATTTAAAACATTTAGGCTGGAAACACAATGAAAATATGGATTGGGTAGGTATTCGTGCTGATGAGCCTAGACGAGCCATGAAAATGGCTAGGGAACGAGTGCCGCTTTACACCGCTGGTATTACGGCTGGAGATGTAGGACAATTTTGGAAAGAACAATCATTTGACCTTGGTTTGCCAAATTTTAACGGCAAGACCTATCACGGTAACTGTGATTTGTGCTTTTTAAAGGGTTACCCACAAACATTAAGCCTGATTGCAGAAAAGCCTGAACGAGCGATTTGGTGGGCTAAACAAGAAGCTAGAATCCACTTATCAGGCAAATTTCAAGGCGATGGTGCAAGGTTTAGAAAAGATAGGCCAAGTTATCAAAAAATGATGGATTACGCTGCCGACCAAGCTGATATGTTTGAAACAGACGAAGAAACAATTGCTTGTTTTTGCGGAGATTAAATGATCGTACTTAACCTGCCATTGCCGCCCAGCGTAAACAGCTACCGCACCATTTTCCGCAACAGAATGGGTATAAGCAAGGCTGGGAAGGAGTTTAAAGCGCAGGTTAGCGATTATGTGGTTGAGTACCGTGTGCCCAAGCTAGGTAATGCACGGCTAGAGATGAAGGTAGTCCTATACCCCCGTGACCGCAGGAAGCAAGACATTGACAATCGCATAAAGGCCCTATGGGATGCACTAAGCGATGCAGGCGTATTTGACGATGACGAACAAATAGACATTTTATTGATCGAGCGTGGCGAAATAAAAAAAGGTGGCGGTTGCTTGGTATGTATTGATATTCTTGATAAAATAGAGGAAACTACCCCCATAACATAAGGATTTGTATGGAAAATTGCGCTTTATTCCTAGCAACAATGCTTCATTCAGCGACTAACACCCATTTTTTCCATTGGTCTACTGATTCTTACGCCAAACATATTGCTTTAGCCGAGTATTACGACAGTATCGTTGATCTGACCGACACCTTTGCTGAATCTTATATGGGCAAATACGGCAAGTTCACCAGCTTCCCAAGCGTGTACCACCAGCCTAAAGACCCAATCCGCTACCTAGAATCTTTGCAAAGTTTCGTTAAAGAAGCCCGCCAAGACCTGCCGCAAGACAGCGAACTACAGAACATCATTGATGAGATTGCAGACCTTATCAACACCACCACTTACAAACTTAAGTTCTTGAAATAAAAGGATATTTATGCCACTCGTCAAATCAGGTAGCGCAGAAGCAGTCGGTAAAAATTACGACAAAGAGCGTCAATCAGGCAAATCTAAGAAACAAAGTCTAGCGATTGCCTTGTCAGTACAACGGGAAAACGCCAAAGGTAGCCGCAAAGCCAAGCTAGAAGATGCCTACGCTAAGTACATCGAAGAAAAAGCATGAGTAGACGGGATGACATTCGTGCCGCAGTAGAAAAGCACGATAAGCCTATTGCCAAGACAACTAAAGGCAAAGGGCGTCATTACCAATCAGTAGAAGAAGGCGCAGGTATGACCGCAGCAGGGCGCAAAGCATACAACGCCAAGAACAACGCTAATTTACAAGCACCACAGTCTAGTGGCCCAAGACACGATAGCTTCTGTGCAAGGTCAGCAGGATGGACTGGGGAACGGGGAAAAGCAGCAAGAGCAAGGTGGAAATGCTAATGAAAAACGGACTATACGCAAATATTCACGCTAAACGGGAACGCATTAAGGCTGGTTCGGGCGAAAAGATGGCTAAAAAAGGCGCAGAAGGCAGACCCAGCGCACAAGACTTTAAAGATGCCGCTAAGACTGCTAAACCACAAAGCCGTAAAGACATGATTCGTGACAAGATGAAGGATATGTAATGACACCAATTACCCCTATGAGCCGCAAATACAAAAAAGAAGATGCCATGCTGCGCCCACAGCATGAATCTACCCTTGAAAAGCAACAGCGTTTGCGTTTAGAGCGCAGAGCCGCCATTGCCAACAAACTTAAAGACCTAGATAAAGAGGTCAAATAGTAGTAGAATTAAGCATCATTAACTAACTACTTGGTTAAATATGCAAATAAAAGAAGTCGCTGTAAATAAGCTAATTCCTTACGCAAAGAACAGCAGAACCCACAGCCCTGAACAAGTAGGGCAAATTGCCGCCAGCATTAAAGAATTTGGTTTCAGAAACCCTATATTGGTAGACGGGGTCGGCATTATTGCTGGGCATGGCAGATTAATGGCCGCCCAAAAGCTAGGGCTAGACAAAGTACCCACAATTGATTGCTCAGATATGACTGAAAGCCAAAAGAAGGCTTACATCATTGCTGACAATAAGCTGGCTATGAATGCAGGGTGGGACACAGCAATGCTATCGATTGAGATGAAAGACCTAGAAGATGAAGGTTTTGATCTAACGCTTACAGGCTTTGATGATAAAGAACTTGATGCTTTACTAAATGTAATCGAAGGTACAGATGGCTTAACAGATGAAGATGCTGTGCCTGATGTACCTGAAGAACCAAAAACCAAGCTAGGCGATATATATATCCTTGGAAATCATAGACTTATGTGCGGTGATAGTACCAGCATTGATGCGGTAGATAACCTAATGGATGGTCAAAAGGCAGATATGGTGTTTACTGACCCCCCATATGGAATGAGTTATGGTGGCGGTAGGGCTGGGGCAATAGGCAGTAATGATGGAACAGTTAAAAAATTTGGTGTTATTAAAAATGATGACAAAACTGGCGATGATTTAATACAGCTAATTAGGGATGCTTTGGCATCAGCCGTTGCTACTACTAAGGCTGGCGCATCATTTTATGTATGTTTTCCGTGGAGAACATATAGCGAATTTGAAGCGGCTATGAACCAATGTGGCTTAAAAACATCAGCTTGCATAGTTTGGGATAAAAAATCAATTGGGCTAGGGTTATCCAATTACAGGCCACAGCATGAGTTTATTTTTTACTCTAAAGGCGATTCTTGGTATGGAGATAAGGCTCAATCTGATATTTGGTACATGAGTAGAGGTGCTACTGGTAAATATGTACATCCTACACAAAAGCCCGTTGAACTTGTAGAAAAAGCAATTATTAACAGTAGTAAGGCAGGCGATGTTATTTTGGATGTTTTTGGTGGTAGCGGTAGCACTATGCTTGCTGCTGAAAAAATAGGCAGACACGCTAGAGTTATGGAATTAGACCCTAAATACTGCGATGTAATAGTTAAGCGTTGGGAAGATTTCACAGGCAAACAAGCTGTTTTAGCGGAGTTATAAAAATGGCTGAAAAAGGCAGACCCCCACACAAACCTACAAAAGACACCCAAGAGCAGGTTAAACGCCTTTCTGCCCTAGGCTGCCCCCATGAGGACATTGCAACAAGGCTAAAGATTAGTGCCGATACCTTGGTTAAGTATTACAAGGATGAATTAGACGAAGGGCGTATAGACGCTAACGCTGCCATTGCAGGTACATTGTTTAGCCAAGCCAAAAAGGGCAATACGGCTGCGGCTATCTTTTGGCTAAAGACACGGGCAAGATGGAAAGAAACGCAAGTGAACGAGGTTACTGGCAGCAACGGTGGTGAACTAAGAATCTCATGGGCAGATGAGTAAGGACATAAAGCTAAAATACCGCCCTAGAAGCGTTTTTGAGGACTACCACAGCCGTAAAGAACGCTGGGCAGTAATCGTGGCTCACAGGCGTTGTGGCAAGACCGTAGCGTGTATTAACGACCTAATCGTCAAAGCCCTGCTAGAAAACAAGCCACACGCCCAATACGCCTACATTGCCCCGTATTACAGTCAGGCTAAATCAGTTGCTTGGCGGTACTTGGAACGCTTTTCCGAGCCTGTATTAGCAAAATCCAACCAATCTGAGTTATGGGTTGAACTGGTCAATGGCGCACGGATTAGGCTATTTGGCGCAGATAACCCTGATTCTTTGCGTGGAAACTTCTTGGATGGCGTAGTTTTAGACGAAATGGCTGATATGAAACCATCGTTATGGGGTGAGATTATTAGGCCATTATTGGCAGACCGCCTTGGCTGGGCCACATTCATTGGGACACCAAAGGGGCATAACGCCTTTTACGATATATACAACGAGGCCACTAAAAAGCCCAATTGGTATGTAAAAGTGCTACGGGCAGACCAAACCAACCTGCTGGCGCAGTCAGAATTAGACGATGCCAAGGCTTCTATGTCAGATAACCAGTACGAGCAAGAGTTTCTTTGTAGCTTTGAAGCTGCCATTCTTGGGGCGTTTTATGGTCAGGAAATGCGTAGACTTACCGATCTTGAGCGCATTACCACCGTAGACTATGACCCGATGTTCCCTTGCCATACTGCTTGGGACTTAGGCTTTAACGACAGCACAAGTATTTGGTGGTTTCAGGTGGTTTATGGGGAGATACGGGTACTCGATCACCATTCCAGCAACGGTCAAGCCATACCGTTTTACACCATGCTATTGCAGCAAAAAGAGGATGAGTTTGGGTACAAATATGGCTACCATTACCTGCCCCATGACGCTAGAGCAAAAACACTAGCAAGCGGTGGAAAGAGCATAATCGAGCAGATTTCTGCAAAAATTGACATAAAACATCTAAAAATCGTACCAAATCTGTCATTACAAGACGGAATACAAGCAACACGACTTGCATTAACTCGTGCTTGGTTTGATAATAGATGTGAAGAAGGAATCGAATGTTTGCGTCAATATCAACGAGAGTGGGATGATGATAAAAAAGTATTTAGGGATCGCCCTAAACATGATTGGACAAGCCACTCAGCGGATGCGTTCCGCTATCTCAGCATTGTATGGAAAGACGAGGATAGCCCTATCCTGTCGGATTCAAGAGTTAAAGGCCTTCATGTCGGGCAAACGGATGTAACCCTAAACGAAATGTGGAAATCTACCCCCAAAATCACGAATACTAGGATATAAGCATGGATCACACTTACGAAGATTGGTATAACTGCATCGCTCAATACGAGCGTACATTTAAAGAATGGGAAGGTCGTGCCGATAAGATCGTTAAGCGTTACCGTGACGAATCCCGTAGCCGCAACAACCCACAGGCTAAGTTCAATATTCTGTGGAGCAATGTACAAACCATTACCCCAGCGGTATTTGCAAGACTGCCAAGACCTGATGTAAGCCGTAGATTTCGTGATAACGACCCAATTGGTCGTGTTGCTTCTATGATGCTTGAACGGGCATTAGAGTACGAAATTGAGCATTATCAAGACTATGCCAGCGCAATGAAGCAATGCGTTCAAGACCGTTTACTTGGTGGGCGTGGTACAGCTTGGGTGCGTTATGAGCCACATATTGTTGGTCAAGCTGCTGGAATGGGAGAAGGTGCGCCCGATGATGGATTTCAAGTTACTGAAGATACAGACGAAGCAGAAACAGAAGGCGGCATTTACCGTGAAGATCAAGAGCGCATCGAGTATGAGTGCGCCCCTGTTGACTATGTTTACTGGCGTGACTTTGGATTGACAACTGCCCGTACATGGGAAGAAGTCACCGCAGTATGGCGCAAAGTTTACATGGAGCGAGCAGCCCTTGTAGAACGCTTTGGCGAGGAACTAGGCGGCAAGATACCGTTAGATACCAAGCCTGAAACATCCAAGTCGTTTAATGAAAAGATGGGTGAAGGTTCACGGGAAGCCCTGATCTATGAGATTTGGGATAAAGCTACAGGCCAAGTGATTTGGCTATCCAAGTCAATGGGTAAGATTCTTGATACCCGTGACGATCCATTACAGCTTGAGAACTTTTGGCCTTGCCCAAAACCCATGTTCTCTACCCTTACAACAGACAGCCTAATTCCTGTTCCTGACTATGTTCTATACCAAGACCAAGCAAGACAGCTAGACACGCTGGCAGACCGTATAGACGGGTTTATACAAGCACTTAAAGTACGGGGTGTTTACGATGCGGCAGAGCCAAGCCTTGCCCGTTTGTTTACCGAAGGCGAGAACAACGCATTGCTGCCAGTTAAGAACTATGCGGCATTTAGCGAAAAAGGTGGATTACAAGGGGCTATTAACCTTGTAGACATTCGCCCTATTGCTGAAGGCTTAAACATGGCTTATCAGGCTATGGAGCAGGTCAAAGGTCAGATTTACGAGATCATGGGCATTGCTGATATACAGCGTGGTCAGACCGATCCGAATGAAACCCTTGGCGCACAGATCATTAAGTCTAATAATGCTTCAGGTCGTTTAAAGACTATGCAACATGAGGTAGTGAACTTTGCTACCGCTTTATTGCAGATCAAAGCACAGATTATTTGCCAGCATTTTACCGATGACACCATCGTTAAGATCAGCGGTGCAATGCAATTATCTCCACAAGATCAAGCACTTATCCCACAAGCATTGCAACTTCTGAAAGACGAACCCGCTAAGAACTTCCGTATTGAAGTCACTAGCGATTCCATGATCTATCAGGATGAGCAACAAGAAAAACAGGATCGTGTAGAGTTCCTA